CTGGACTATATCTCCCCGATGCAGTCCGAGACGATGCTGGATAGTCCTTTTAAGACCCGACCTGATCCGAGTCAATGACAACTAAACCCAGAAAGTCCAAAGCCCTACGAGGGGCAACCAAACCAAGGCTCCACAGTCCATTATTAAAGGGCGAAAACAAGCTGCAAGATGTCAAGGATCTCTGTGAGATCGTCAAGATGCCTTTGATGCCTTGGCAGGAGTTCGTGCTTAAAGACATGCTCACCATCGACAAGAAAGGCATGTGGATCCGCAAGACAAACCTGATTCTGGTCGCTCGGCAGAATGGTAAGACGCATCTGGCGCGTATGCTGATCCTTGCCCACCTCATTAAGTGGAATACCAATGTCCTTATCATGTCCTCTAACAGAAGCATGGCTCTGGACACCTTTCGACAAGTCACTCACCTATTGGAGACAAATGACCACCTTAAAGGATTTGTTAAACAAATCAGACACGCAAACGGCACAGAGTCAATTGAGATGCTATCTGGAGCAAGGCTTGATGTTGTTGCAGCAACTAGAGACGGATCTCGCGGACGAAGTGTCAACGGACTCCTCTATATTGACGAAGTCCGAGAAATCACAGAAGATGGATTTAGAGCTGCTACTCCTACGACTAGAGCTCATCCAAACTCTCAGACGCTTCTTACCTCTAATGCAGGAGACGCTTTCAGCACTGTCCTTAACGACTTACGAGAACGAGCTATTGACTATCCACCAAAGTCTTTTGGATTCTATGAATACTCAGCCCCTCAATACTGCAAGATAACTGATCGCAATGCATGGGCTTTGGCTAACCCCTCATTGGGGTACACAATCACGGAAGAAGCGATTGAAGAAGCGATTGCTACATCTCCTATTGAAAACACGCGTACTGAAACGCTTTGTCAATGGATCGACTCACTAAGTAGTCCTTGGCCTCATGGAGTTTTAGAAGATACATCCGATAGCACACTAGAAATGAGTCCAGGGGCTTATACTGTGTTTGGTTTCGATGTCAGTCCGTCTAGGCGCAACGGATCATTAGTCGCAGGACAATTACTGCCAGATGGACGGATTGGCATCGGGATTTTGGAGACTTACAGCTCTCAGGTTGCTATTGATGAACTAAAGATGGCGGCATCGATTAAGGGCTGGTGCGATATCTATAAACCGCGCCTTGTTTGCTTCGATAAATACGCCACTCAGACAATTGCCGATAGATTGAGCAATGCTGGAGTTATGGTCGAAGATGTCTCTGGCCAACAGTTTTACAAAGCCTGTGGTGATTTATTGGAAGGCTTAGTCAATGCTCGCGTTGTCCACAATGGACAGGAAGAATTGATCCAGCAGATGAATAACTGTGCAGCTAAAGTTAACGATTCGGCTTGGCGCATTATTAAGAGAAAATCAGCTGGAGACATCTCCGCACCTATTGGCTTGGCAATGGTTGTCAGCAAGTTGATGATCCCTGTTGCTAAACCTCAAATCTATACTTAGACACGCCCTAACACATTGTCTAATTGCTTGACAAATGCTACACTTTCTGTCTATGGGTAAATTATTGCAAGCATTTGGCCTAGAGTCTAAGCCACAGTTACAAGCTCAATCTGCGCCACAGGTTCTTGGCGAGTATTCACCTTATGCAATGCCTTTCCAATATGCCTATGTGGGCAGAGCAGAAGCAATCTCTGTGCCTGCACTTATGCGATGCCGCAATCTATTGGCTGGCACTATTGGCGCAATTCCTTTAGAGCTTTACAAGAAATCTACAAATGAAGAACTTGGCTCACCTGCATGGTTAGAGCAACCTTCTTACTCACAGCCACGATCAGTAACAATTGCATGGACTGTTGATTCACTTCTATTTTACGGCCAAGCCTTTTGGAAAGTTGTTGAAGTTTATGCAGAAGATGGACGACCATCTCGCTTTGAGTGGATCGCCAACAATCGCGTAACTATCACACTTGATAGCACAAATACTTTTGTTAAGTCTTATGCAGTTGATGGAATTACTTTGCCTATGGATGGCTTGGGATCTCTCATCACATTCCAGTCACTCAATGACGGCATCCTTAATACTGGAGTCTCAACAATTCGCGCTGCTATCGATGTTCAAAAGGCAGCAGCAATTGCAGCATCAACCCCAATGGCAACTGGCTATATCAAGAATACCGGTGCTGATCTAGATCCTAAAGAAGTTTCAGGATTACTAGCTGCATGGAAGCAAGCGCGCAATAATCGCTCAACTGCTTATCTAACAAGCACACTTGAATATAACCCAGTTTCATTTTCACCTAAAGACATGATGTACGGAGAAGCCATTTTCAATCTCGCAACAGAATGTGCGCGTCTTTGCAATGTGCCTGCTTACTATGTTTCAGCAGATCAAAACAACTCAATGACTTATGCCAATGTTCAAGATGAGCGCAAGCAATTTTTGACATTATCTCTACAGCCATTTATTACAGCGATTGAAGATCGTCTGTCTATGGATGACATTACTGCTCGTGGCAATGTAGTGCGTTTTGATATTGACAAGAACTTCCTTCGCACAGATCCAATGGAAGAACTAGCAGTAATTGAAAAATTGCTTAGCCTCAACTTAATCACACAAGAGCAGGCTATGGGAATGACAGATCTAACACCTAATGGAAGCCAAGGTATGCAATGAACCAAGTAATTACCTTCTCAGCTGAACTCACAGCAGACTCAGCAAGTCGCACAGTATCAGGCAAGATCGTGCCTTTAAATGTAGAAGCAGGATCGACCAACATGGGCAAAGTAATCTTTGCATCTGGATCTATTGACATTGCAGATCCTAAAGCAATCAAATTGCTCAGCCAGCATGACACAAAGAAGCCTCTAGGTCGCATGGTCTCATTTAGCGAGTCAGAAGATGCAATCAACGCAGTATTCTCTATCAGTCGCTCACAGCGCGGTACAGAAGCACTCATTCTTGCAGAAGAAGGATTGCAATCAGGTTTAAGCATCGGGGCAGAAGTCCTAAAGTCAAAGATCAAGGATGGCGTGACATATGTATCCGCTGCTCGCTTGGTCGAAGTAAGTTTAGTAACAGAGCCAGCCTTTAAGTCTGCTCAGGTTACTGATATTGCAGCGGAAGAATCTGCTGTAGAAGAATCAACCCAACCAACAGAAAGCGAGACAGCCACCGTGGAAGAAACCACTCCAGCAGTCGAAGCAACACCAGTTGAAGCACCAGCGGTCGAAGCTGCTCGCCCAACTGTTTCAGCAGCATACTTCACAAAGCCACGCATCGAATTGACAGCAGCTAAGTATGCAGAGAACTCAATCCGTGCAGCACTAGGAGACGAGAACGCTCGTCAGTACCTACGCGCAGCAGATGACACAACAGATAACGCTGGTCTAGTACCAACACGCCAACTGTCAGAAATCATCAACCCACTAGGCACAACAATCCGTCCTTCAATCGAAGCAATCTCTCGTGGAGTATTGCCAGATGCAGGTATGACTTTCGAGATCCCAAAGATCACAGCAATGCCAACTGTTGCAGAGACAGCAGAAGGCTCAGCATTTTCTGACACAGATCAAACATCATCATTCTTGTCAGTAACAGTCAAGAAGTATGCAGGACAGCAGACATTCTCTGTTGAACTTCTAGACCGTACATCTCCAGCGTTCTTTGATGAACTAGTACGCAACATGGCAGCAGCTTACGCAAAGGCAACAGATGCAGCAGTTCACGCAGGAATCTTTGCAGGTGCAACACTTGACAGCACATCAATTACAACATATCCAACAGCAACAGAATTGCTAGGATATATTTCACGCGGTGCAGCTTCTGTCTATTCTGCAACAGCAGGATTACCAAATCCATTTGCTCGCAACCTCATTGCTAACACTTCACAATGGTCAAACTTAATGTCACTCAATGACACAGGTCGTCCAATCTACAACGAAGTAACAAACCCAATGAACCAGCCAGGATCTGCAACTCCAACTGCTCTGCGCGGTCGCGTTGCTGGACTTGATCTATTTGTGACAGCAAATGTTGCTACAGCAAATAACACAGACAAAGATGGCTCCCTAATGATTGTGAACCCAGATGCGTACACATGGTACGAGTCACCAACATATCGCCTACGCGCTGAATCAACAGCAGCAGGACAGGTAACAATCGGTTACTACGGCTTTGGAGCACTTGCTACAAAGGTCGGCGCTGGCGCGTTCTCTGTAAACAAGACCTGATAGAAACACACTAAGTCGCTCTAGGGGGTCAGTAGCCCTCTGATCCCCTAGAGTCTTTAGAAAGGAATGGGAATGGCACTTACAACAGTTTCAGAACTCCGCAGCACTCTCGGAGTCGGTACCTTGTATACTGATGCCGTCCTTCAAGAAGTATGCGATGCCTCTGATGCAGTCCTTCTTCCAATGCTATGGAACAACTACACATTTAATGTGGGACACAGCAACACAACAACAGAGGGCACACTATATTTTAATGAATCTATAAGAGATGTTTTTTATGTAGGTCAAACAGTAACTATTACTGGTAATGGCGCACCACATAACGGATCTAAAGCGATTACTGGTATGAGCGATACATCTATTACTTATGCGGTGACAGGCTCCCCAACAGCACAACCTCGACATACAGTTACACCTTTTGGACAAGTTGCAGTTGTGGCAACAATTGATTACACGACCGACACAGCAATTCAGAACGCAGCTTTAATGATATCTGTTGAAATCTGGCAAGCGCGTACAGCCACCCTTTCAGGCAGTAACGCAGTCGATTTCCAGCCAAGCCCTTACCGAATGAGCGCACAGCTACTCGCTAAGGTGCGAGGATTGATCGCACATGCGCTAGACCCTCGCTCAATGGTGGGCTAATGCCGCCAGTAGCGATAACCACACTCCGCACTACTTTAGCCACCGCGCTAGTAGATAACACTAAATACCAAGTCTTTGCTTTTCCGCCTGCCACAGTTCTTGCTAACTCTGTGATCGTGTCTCCAGATGATCCTTATCTGACACCTAGCAATAACCAGCACATCACTATTAGCCCAATGGCTAACTTTAAGATTATTATGACTGTGCCTTTATTTGATAATGAAGGCAACCTTAACGGCATAGAAGATACTGTCTGTGGCGTGTTCGCCAAGTTAGCGGCATCATCTCTGGTCTATAATGTAAGCGCAATCAGCGCACCAAGTATTCTCAATGCTGCTTCGGGTGACCTACTCAGCTGTGAGATGTCCGTATCAATCCTTACGAGTTGGAGTTAAAATGTCCGAGTGGGAAAAAGAAAACGAAGCCTTCCTGATCAAGATCGGGCAGGTAACACCAGCAACACCAAAGCCAGCAACTACTAAGAAAGACGAGGAATAATCTCATGGCTGTATTTCTAAATAACAATGTGGGCGTGAAGATTAACTCTGTTGATCTTTCAGACCATGTAACGGCAGTAACAATTAACCGCGTATTCGATGAACTCGAAGTAACTGCAATGGGTGACTCAGCACACAAGTTCGTAAAGGGCTTAGAGTCATCAACAGTAACAATCGACTTCTTAAATGACACAGCAGCAACAAATGTATTGGCGACACTACAAGCTGCATGGGGAACAACTGTCACAGCAGTATTCCTACAGACAAAGGGAACAGCAGTCTCAGCGACTAACCCTCTATACACAGTTTCATTGCTAGTCAATAACACAACAGACATCAATGGTGCTGTTGGTGACATTGGCACACAGTCAATTACATTTACTGCTAACTCAACAGTTGCAGTAGCCACAACTGGCACATTCTAAATAACTAACAAAGGGGCTAATCGTGGCAAAACTAAAGATCGTTCGTACAGATGGAAGCGTGCTAGAAGGCGAGATAACTCCAGCAGTGGAGTATTCGTTCGAGCAGTACGCTAAAAAGGGTTTTCACAAGGCTTTCCGCGATGAGGAAAAGCAGACGGATGTTTATTGGTTAGCATGGGAAGTCACTCGCAGGTCAGGTGAAACTGTTAAGCCTTTCGGGATAGAGTTCATTGAGACACTTAAAAGTGTTGAGGTGCTTGACTCAGACCCTTTAGCTTAAAGCGCGATCTTCCATTCACCTATCTAATCGCTAGGCTAAGCATTAGGTTGGGAATCGCGCCACAGCACTTATTGGAATTAGATAAGACCATGCTAGATGCTCTAGTTCAAGGTCTCAAAGATGAAGCAAAGGAGATCAGCGATGCCAGCAAGCGTAAAGGGCGCCGTTGAACTTCGTAAAGCATTGAGACAATTTACGCCAGATCTTGCTAAAGAAACTCAAAAAGAACTAGGCGCAATCCTAAAGCCAATTACTGCTAAAGCTCGTGGATTTATACCTTCAACTGCTCCCTTAAGCGGTTGGGCTGACAGTAATCAAAAGGGCGCGTGGGCTAATCGTGTGTGGTCATCATCTGAAGCAAAGCGTGGGATCGGGTACAAGGCAACACCATCCAAACCTAATCGCTCAGGTTTTAGATCTTTAACTCGTATTGTCAATGCTTCCGTGGCA